TTATAACACGAATTTAGCAAATACTTCTGAATTAGTTTCAACTTTAGTTCAAAATAATGTCACAAAGTACTCAGAATCAACTGAGTTAAATAAGTATGGAGCGAGGTTCAAGTATAGTAAATTTTTAAAAGTAATTGATGATAGTCATGAATCTATAACATCAAATATTACAACTATTCAAATGAGACGTGATTTGAGAGTAACATTAAATTCTTTAGTTGAATATCAAATTGGATTTGGAAATTCTTTTTACATTAAAAAAATGAGTGGTTACAATATTAAAACTTCTGCATTTAGAGTTGATGGGATTGGTTCTGATGTTTATATCTCAGACATACCTAACTCAAACAGAGAAACTGGTGAATTATTCTTATTTTCTGTTCCATCCATAAATTCCTCAAGTCCTACCATTGTCAAGAGGAATATTGGAAATATTGACTATAAGAGAGGTGTATTAACATTAAATCCAATAAATGTTTTATCAGGAAAAACAAAAACTGGTCAAACAATTATTGAAATCTCTGGTTCTCCAGTTTCAAATGATGTTGTTGGATTACAAGATCTCTATTTACAGTTAGATATTACAAGTAGTAATTTTGAAACAGTAACAGATGAAATTGCTTCTGGCGTTGATCCTTCAGCGTCTAACTACATTGTATCCTCAAGTTATGCAAATGGCGTCTTAGTACGTCCTGGCGGTAGGGGTAGTGTTCCAGTTTCTACAACAGTCACTACTACCACAACAACTGGAAATACAACTCTTGCAACAGCATCATCTAGTACATCCACATCTACATCTACATCTACAGCATCATCATCTACATCTACAAGCACTCCATCTTCCGGTGGTGGCGGCGGCAGCAGTTACTCCTCAGGTTACTAATAGAATCATAGAAAATGTCAGAAAAAAGAGTACAGTTTAATAACATCGTTCAGAACCAGCTCCCCTCTTATGTTAGAGATGAGTTCCCACTTATTTCTGAGTTTTTAAAATCATATTATCAAGCACTTGAATTTAAAGGTGCTCCTATTGATTTGATTCAAAATATTGATCGTTATATTAAAATTGATGAAACAACCGGATTAGGTGATTCTGTTGTTCTATTAAATGAAATATCTGCATCTGATACAACATTAACTGTTGATTTTAGAAATTCTATAACAGGAACTGATGGATTTCCTGAGTCTTATGGATTACTCAAAATTGATGATGAAATTATCACATATACTGGAAAGACTAGCAACTCTTTTACTGGATGTATTAGAGGATTTTCTGGAGTTACTTCATATAAGAAAGAAGCAAATCCAGAAAATTTAGTATTTACTTCATCTAGTAAGGTGCTTCATGAAGAGGGTGCTTTAATTGAAAATTTAAGCAACTTATTTTTAAAAGAATTTTTAGTAAAAATAAAACATCAATTTTTACCACTTCTTGATGAAAGATCTCTTGCTGAGGGTTTAAATGAAAATTTATTCATCAAACAATCTAAAGATTTTTATCTGAGCAGAGGAACAGATAGATCTTTTGAAATTTTGTTTAGAGCATTATATAATCAGGATGTTTCTGTAGTTAAACCAAGAGATTTTCTTTTTACGCCATCAAACTCTGATTTTAGAATTACAAATGATTTGGTTGTAGAATCTGTAGAAGGAGATCCTCTTGATTTAGATCAGGCAACTCTTTTTCAAGATGATTTTCCTGAGGCTGGTCTAGTAAAAGCATATGCTCCAATTACCTCAATAGAAAAACTTCAAGTATTTCAAGTAGGAACAGCAAAAAGTTTTTATAAGTTAAGTCTTGATGGTGGATATGATAGAGACGTTGAGGTTCAAGGTGCGATTCGTGGAGCATTTGGTATTCATCCCAAAACTAGAGTTATTGGACAAGTGGGATCTGGTGCAAGTATTCTTTTTGTCGATTCGACTGTTGGTTTTGGAACAATAGGAGAACTATCTGTAACTTATAATGATGCTACTACGGGAGTTGTATCATATACCTCAAAGAACTTTACTCAATTTTTTGGTTGCTCGAATATAACGGGAATTATTCCTGATGGAGAAACTATTGGCATTAATACTTTTGCATATGGAAGATCTTTCAATGACCAAAATGATATCATTAAGGTTAGGATTAATGCAGTTTTAAGTGATTTTAAATATCCAGAAAATACAAAAAATTTCCAAGACGGTGATATTGCAAAAATTAAGACTCTTGGTATTGACAAAGATTCGTCAATTTATGATAATTGGTTCTATAACTATTCGTCAAATCACCTAGTAAATTCAATAGAATTGATAGATTCTTCGGATAATAGTTACAGACTGACTTTAAATAAAGATCATTTCTTTAAAGAAAGTGATAAACTCGATGTAACTGAGATTAAAGGATCTACTCAACTTGGGGGAGTGGTATATCGAGTTAATTCTGCCAAATCAATTTCTATAAAGGGATCTGGTTCTTTAGATGTTAATAAAACATATTCTATCACAAGGCAGATATTAAAGGGAGATGCTACCAATTTTGGTACAGCTCAATTGTATCAAACAAATGTTCAGGGTATTTTTGACAATCCAGACAATTTCCTTGTAGCATCTTCTTCTATACCTTCATATTTTGGATCAAGACTTAATGCTAGCGATAGATCGGTAACTTTTTCTGGAACATTTTTAGGGGAAGAATTATTAATATCTCCTGGATCAAAGCATAATTTATATTCTGGAGATCCAGTTTACTACTCTGTAGGAATTACAACAGAAGCATATGTTGACTTCAGGGGAAAAGTTGGCGTAAGAGAAGTTAAAAAACAATCCTTGGGTGCTAATTTTCCAGAGGGATTATATTATGTTAAAAGATTATCCGATTCCAGTGTCAAATTAGCGAAAAGTAGAAATGATGTTTATAATGAAAAATTTGTATCTGTAGAAAGTTCAGTTACAGTAGATGGTAATGTATTAAGACCATTTCAATTTCAAGACAAAGAATTAAATTCACAGAAAATTTTAAGAGAAATTCCAAAAACTGCTCAACACACTGGAAAGTTAACACCAACACAACCAGGATTTAATGGAATTTTAGTTAATGGTGTTGAAATATTAAATTATAAGGCACCGGACGTTGTTTACTATGGTAAGATTGAAGAGATTGAAGTCATATCGCCCGGAGAAAACTTCGATATCATCGACCCACCACTATTACATATTAATGATAGTGTTGGAACTGGTGCAACTGGAAATATCGCAGTTTCTGGATCTCTAGAATCTATTAGAGTTTTTGATCCTGGATTTGATTATGATGAAACTCCAGTAATCACCATAACTGGTGGTAATGGATCTGGAGCAGTTGCTCAACCAAATATGAAGTTGATTGAGCACTCGGTTCCATTCTTCTCTGAAGTAGCATCAAATAAAATTACGTTAGGTGCCACTGCATCTACTATTGGATTTTCAACTTATCATAAACTGAGAAATGGTGAACATGTCATCTATAGAACCAATGGTCAAACCGCTGTTGGCGGATTAACAACTGATGCAAAGTATTTTGCAAGGACAACTAATGATGTTACAGTAACACTTCACAATAATCTTGCAGATGTTATTGCAGGAATCAATACTGTATTACTAACATCATATGGTAATGGTTCACATAACCTCGAAACCGTAAATAAAAAATCAGTTGTTGAATCAATATCAGTCATTAGTAGCGGTGATGGATATGAAAACAAAAAGAGATCTTGTGGAATAACTGGTATAAGTACATCTCTTAATTATATTGAAATTAAAAATCATGATTACAAGTCTGGAGAGACGGTAAAATACACTGCAGGATCTTCACCTATAAGTGGTTTAACTGATGAAAGCGAATATTATGTTATTAAAATAGATAATGACAAGTTTAGATTAGCAAATGTTGGTCTTACAACATCAACACAGAGATATTTTTATGAAACTAATCAACATATCAATCTAACTTCTGTAGGTGCCGGAACGCACTCTTTCAATTACCCAGATATTTCTGTTGCAATTTCTGGACAAATTGGGATATCTTCGATTGGTCTGGAAACATTTCAAGCACAACTGCAACCAATTTTTAGAGGAGAGATTACATCAGTCAATTTAACAAATAATGGTGTTGGATACGGTGCCTCAGAGGTTTTAAATTTAGACAGATCTCCGTTGACCATAGCAGTTCCTGGACAGGATGCACAATGTCAACCAATTATTAACCAGGGAAGAATAGAAGAAATTCTTGTATTAAATCCTGGAAGACAGTATATTTCTCCACCAGACCTTACAATTAATGGAGAAGGGATTGGTGCGGTCATAACTCCAGTGTTAACTAATGGAACTTTATCTGCAATTAAAGTTCTTGAGCCTGGTGCGGGGTATAATCAAAATACAACTACTATCAGTGTAATTCACCCCGGAGAAGGTGAAGTATTAAAAGCAAAACTGCAAACATGGAGAGTTAATTTATTCCAAAAATATCTTTATTCACTCTCGGATGATGATGGAGTTATTGAGAATGGGTCTAACGAAGACTTTGGTATGCAGTATTGTCACATATATGCTCCAAGAAAATTAAGACAATTATCATACTCTGTTGATGGTGACGGTAACCAACAGTATGGAGAATCTGATTTACAAATAAACGTTAATACGAAGCAAGAAAACGTTTCTACAAATCATTCTCCAATTATCGGATGGGCTTATGATGGTCATCCAATCTATGGACCATATGGATATAAGACAAGATCTGGTGGATCTGTCACTATTATGGAAACTGGATACGTAGAAAAAACAGATACACCACAAAGACCTCCGTTAACATCATGGCCATCTGGTTTCTTTATTAGTGATTTTGTTTACCAAAATCAAACTTCAGAATCTGTTCTCGATGAGAATAATGGAAGACATTGTGTTACTCCAGATTTCCCTGAAGGAACTTATGCATATTTTGCCACCATAGCATCTGACGAAGCAGATACACAATCTCCGTTTACTAACTTTAGAAGACCCAAATTTCCATATCTGATTGGAGAAAACTTCCACGCAAAACCAAATGAATTTAATTTCAAAAAATTATCAAATCAAGATAATTTTAATATTAATACAACAGATTATATAAAAAATACTAGACCATTTAATTTCTTTGATGATAAAGATATTGAATATAAGTATCTCTCTTTACCATCAAAATTATCTCAAGAAGTTGAAGTAAAAAATGCAGCGAGAGGTAAGGTCGCTAGCGTTGGTATTATAACCGGCGGAATCAATTACAAAGTAGGTGACCCAGTTGTATTTAATAATGCTGAAACAGGCGGTACAGGCGTTTCTGCAAGGGTCTCACACGTCCTAGGGAAACCAGTTGATAGTGTTAGTTTAGCCACTAGTTCTATAGCAAATGTAGAATTTTATCCAAATGGAAAAGGAAAATACTTACTGTTTACTAATGACCCACATAATATTCAAAATTTTGATACAATATCAATAACTGGAGTATCAACGACTGCATCCGACCTTGAAGGATTTTACAATGCAGGAATTGGTACAAATGTATACAAGGTTGCTGGTACAGGTATCTCGACTAATGGAATTGGTTCAGTTGCATATACTGGATTAGTCACATACTTTAATTTAACTGGAAATTTAAATTATCCAAATATTAGAGAAAATGATGTAATTCAAATAGGAGCGGAACAAGTAAAAGTTCTAAACGTTGATAATCGTTTATCAAGAGTTAGAGTTCTTAGATCTTTAAATGGTGTTGTTGGAGTTGCTCATACTGTTGGAACAGCAGCGACTGTAACTCAAAGAAAACTGAGCATTTCTGCTGGATTTAAAACTGATTTTGATTATAAAGTCAACAAACAGATATATTTTAATCCAATAGAAGTTGTTGGATTAGGTAGCACAGGTGGAGTTGGCATCGGGACTACAATTTTCTTTGAGAATCCAGGAACTGGGGCAACTTCTATCACAATACCGACCAAAACTATTTTTATTAAAGACCATGGACTTCAGACTGGTGATATAGTCACATACTCATCAAATAAAGACATTCATGGAAATTCGGGCAAAGGAATTGTAATTTCTGATAATCATGTATCTGCTGGAATTGGTACAAGCATTGGTGATGGAACTAATTTATTTGTTGCTAAAGTTGCAAACAATTTAATTGGATTAGCCACTGCAAGAGTTAGTCTTGGAAGTACTGGGATATTTGAGGGTGTAGTTGGTTCAACTAAAATTACTACATTATCATTCATTGGAATTGGATCAGGTGTTTATCATAGTCTTAAAACTAACCATAGTGTTGTTACAGGAACTATTAATAAAAATACGGTTACAGTTGCGACAGGAGAAACTCATGGGATTCATATTGGTCATGATATTGTATTAGATGTTAACCCAGGAATCACTTCATCCTTTAATATTTCATACAATGATTATAATAGAAAACTAATTGTAAATCCAAAATCATATACCTCTACTGGAATCAACACTTCTACCGGTGTGGTTACCATTGAAAATCATGGATTTGTAAGCGGTCAAAAGATTGTTTACACTGAAAATCAATCCAATCCAACACAAGGTCTTGTAGATAATAAGATTTATTACCTTTCTATAGTTGATGGAAACTCTTTTAGATTTTCCAACACATTTAAGAATGCTACTATGGCGATTCCAACTACTGTTGGGTTAGCAAGTACTGGTTCTGGTGGAGTAATTAATCCAATTAATCCTCCGTTGAAATTGTATAAAAATTCTACAGTTACATTTAATTTAACAGACGTATCTCTTTCTCACGAGATTCAATCTACAAATTATCCATCATTTGAGTTTAACTTATACAACGACAAAAACTTTACCAATAAGTATGTTGGAAAAATTAGTAATGGTAAAGATTATGACGTTCTTAGATCTGGCACAGTTGGTGTTGATGGAATTGCAAAGGTTACTTTAGTTGTTAATGAAAAAACACCGGATAAACTCTATTATAGACTTGATCCAACATATGAAAGTGGTGATGTTCCTGCAGTAAAATCTGAAATCAATGTTGATGATGAAGTTTTTGAAAATAATACAGCATCAGTTGTAAAAAGCATTTATAATGGTAAGTATAAAATTTCTACTATATCACCAAATTCATTTAGTTTTTCCATAGGTCCAACCCCAGAGAATTCTGCTTATATTTCATCAACTTCCTCTGCAGAGATTATCTACGAAACAGATTGTACCCATACTGAGGGTTCAATAAGAAAAATTCAAGTTACTAATAGTGGACAGGGTTATCAATCCTTACCCGGCATTACTACAGTTGCTACTATCAGAGGTACAGGTGCAATTTTAGAAGCACAAAGTAATAATATTGGTAGAATAACTAAAACTCATCTTAAGAATATTGGATTTGATTTCCCATCAGATAAAACACTTAGACCATCGATTGCATTGCCAAATATTATTAAAATTAGATCATTAAAGTCATTTGATGTTATTGGAATATCTTCAGGAGGAAGAGGTTATTCTTCTGCACCTAAACTGTTGGCGTTTGATGGAAAAACAAATCAACTTCTCAATGACGTAGATCTTGACTATGATCTTGGTGATAATCGGGTAACAATTCTTAAAAATACAAAGGGGATGAGCAATACTCTTCCTAAGATTTTACCAATTTACAATACTAATGGTTGTGGAATTAGTACAATTGGATTTAATACTGTGACCAATGAGGTCACTGCTGAATTATCTGTCGGATTTAGTGCATCAGACGATTTTCCAGTTGAAGTCGGTGATAAAGTGATGATTGAAAATATTAGTATTGGTATTGGATCTACCGGAATAGGATATAATTCATCCGATCATAATTATAAGCTTTTCCCTGTTATTGCTGTAGATAAAAATCTAGGTGGAGTTGGAGCAACCTTTAGTTATAGTATGGAAGGTTTGTTTGACAAATCTAAAGGAGAATTTATTGGAGAGTTTAATAAATTTAATTCTTCCGGAAGAGTTATTGCAGAAAGACATTTCCCTATCTTTAATATTTCACTTAAGGATAATGAATTCCTTGATGGAGAAGAAGTTAAGTCCCCCACAACTTCAGGAACTGTTGAGAGTTGGGATAGAAAGACTGGAACTCTTAGAATTTCTACATCTAAAAACTTTACACCAGGTGAAGTAATTGAAGGTTCTGCTTCCAATACTCAAGGAATTGCTGATCGTGTGGAAATCTATGAGTCAATTCTCAACACGGATGCTTCATCCAGAGTTGTTAAAGGATCTATTACTAACTCTGGATTCCTTAATGCCAATATGCAGAGAGTTCAAGATAGTTTCTATTATCAAAATTTCTCATATTCATTAAGATCAAGAGTTGATTTTGATAGTTGGAATGATGTTGTAAGTGCAACAAATCATACCGCAGGATTCAAAAAATTCTCCGATTATCAATTAGAAACTCCAGCAGAGTTTAGTGAAGTTACATCAAATTCTATGGCAGTAGGATTATCCACAGATCTTTCATATTTCACTGTTGTTAATGATCTTTATAGTATCGGAAACTTAAATTGTACTCAAGATTTTGATCTTGCTCTAGAAAATTCACTTAATGCTTCCGGTAGTGTATTCTCTGATGAAATTATTTTTGCAAGTAGAATTTTAACGGATTTCTTTGAATCATTTGGAAACAGAGCTGTTGATTTTGATGATGTCAGTCATCTGTTTAATAGTAACCCGAGAGCAACTAGATTTCAATTAATTGACGAATTTAATGTTTCTAATAGTAGATTCCTGAAATATTTTATCTACTTTAAAGATGAAAGATTTGACGGGGAAAGGCAATTTGGAATTGTTAATATGATTCAGGATGGTAGATTTGCATATTTCAATCAATATGGAAGAATGTATAGTCAGGGTGAACTTGCAGATTTTGATTTTAAAATATCTGGTACTCAAGGATCTTTACAATTCTTCCCCAGAAGATTTGCACTCAACGATTACCAAATTGTCAGTCTTGCATATCATTTAGATGATAACGTTGTAGGTCTCGGAACTTCTATAGTTCTAGGAAATGGATCTGTAGATATTCGCACAACTAGTGTTGCTCTTCCTTCAGGTGGAGGAGTTAGAACAACAATTGTATCAACTGCCGCAACAACCAGATCACTTAAGGTGATGTCTCTTGTTTCAGATCCAGCAACTAATGATCATGAGTATAATGAATTAAACATAGTTCATGATGATAGTGAAGTCAGCGTAACTGAATTTGGTAGATTAATGACTACCGATAACAGTACCTCATTCAGTGGTACAGGATTTGGAACTTATTATCCATATCTCGATAGCAATTTACTGAAAGTTGATTTCATACCAAGTGTTAGTGCTGCAATGACATGTAACACCATGCAGATTGGTTTTGGTACTGATGGTATAACTGGTCTTAGTACGGATCAAATGAAGCATGCTATTCTTGAGGGTGGATCAACATCAATCTCTGCTTCTGGGACTCCTGGTATAACCACTGTTGCCGATTATACTAATGATTATGATTCGTCGTATTTCATGGTATCAATCACAGATACAACAAATAATACCTACGAAATGAGAGAGCTCGTTCTTATTGACACGGATAGTAATGAGGATGGAACAGGAGAAGTAGAAGTTCAGGAGTTTGGTATTGTTGAAACTGATACAAATCTTCCGTACATAACCGGACTCGGAACTTTTGGTGCAAGAGTTAATTCTGGTGGTGGAGTTTCACTAACTTTCACTCCACAGCCAAATATTGCAGTTGATGTTAAAACTTACACTCAAGCATTAAGAATTGAGGATGATAGTAGGGACCAAAGAAATTTTGGTAATGGACTATTTGTTACAAACTTTGCAAGATATGAAGGAACAGAAAATGCGGTCAAGAAGACATTTACTTTGGAGCATAGATCTGCACCTATATTTGAGAAGTATTTCTTAGGAAATGATTCTGATATTATTAGTATCAGCGCCAATTCAATTGAGATTCCGAATCACTTCTTTGTTTCTGGAGAAAAAATTCGTTATGATAGAAATGGTGGAATTACTTCATCTATTGGTATTGGTCTAACAAATATTTCTGGAGTGGGTAATACGGAGTTCTTACCAATTGACACAGATTTATTTGTCATTAAAATTAGCGATAATAAGATACAACTTGCGTCTTCTGCAGAAAATGCCCTTAAGAAGATTGCAGTTCCTATGGAAATCACAAGTGTTGGAATTGGAACTTCGCATAGATTTAGTGCAACTAATCAAAATTCAAGATGTCTCATCGCAATTGACAATTTAATCCAATCTCCAATTGTTTCTACCTCACAAACAACCGGTCTTTCCACTAATGTAAGTACCGTTGATAATATTATTAAAATAAGTGGTATACAATCATACTTTGGATCAGATCTCGTAAAAATGGGTGACGAGATTATGAAGATTATGTCTGTCGGTGTAGGAAGTACAAACGCTGTTAGAGTTAGAAGAGGTCAACTTGGAACAAAGATTGGTACGGGAAACACTGGAGAACCAATTACTAAAGTTGTTGGGAACTATAATATTACAGATAGTGTAGTTCACTTTGCTGAAGCACCTTACGGTTTAGTTCCAATTGGTAGTACCACAAATCCACCAGATGAACGAGATTGGGAAGGTATTTCAGCAAGTTCTTCTTTCCAAGGAAGAATGTTCATGAGATCTGGTGTTGAAGATACTACACAAGATACCTACCATACAAATTATCTTTTTGATAGTCTTTCAAATAAATTTGATGGTAATACCTCGGTATATTCACTAACTTCCATTGGATCATCCGATATTACTGGAATTTCAACTGGAAATGCGATCATTCTTGTAAATGACATTTTACAAGGTCCTGGATTTAGTAGAGACTTTACATTGGGTGAAAATTCAGGTATTACTACTATTGCTTTCACTGGAACTGCTTCATCTACAATTACAGATGCTAATACTTCTGGATTACCTCTTGGTGGCGTTCTTCTTTCTCTTGGTTCTACTGAAGGATTTGGATATCAACCTTTAGTTTCTGCAGGTGCAACTGCTAAGGTTACTAATGTAGGAGTTCTTACTGACGTTGCAATTGGCAATACTGGATCTGGATACAGAGTTGCTGAAAAGTATGAATTCCTTGTTGATACTAATGAGTTTATAGGAATTGGTTCTACTAACGTGTTTATTCCTAATACGGGAAGTGTTCTTGATCTTCTCCCCCAATTGAATACTGGATCTAACTGTGAAATTGAGTTTGGAAGAGTTGCCGATCAATATGTCTCAGGAACTATTGTATCGTCCGCATCAACGTTTGTAAGATTTGATACGAACGATGCATTGTCCGTGGGAATTCCTACAGGAACTAGAGCTCGCGTTATTGTATCAAATCCTCCAATTGGATTTGTTAATATTAGTGCTGCTTCTACAAGTGTTGGCATTGAAACTTCAAAATATCACGTTGGATTTGCAACCATTATTAATGGAAACGTCTCCACTGCTATTTCTGTCACCAATAATTCTTCTCCAAGATTCTATCCTGCAAAATCAATCACTAATGTCGGATATAGTTCTATTACAGGTATAACAACTGTTACTACATCTACTGCTCATGGATTAAGTGAAGGTGAATCAATTGAGTTGTCTGGTATTGCATTTACTTGTACATACGCACCACCCATTAATGTCTCTGATGCCGATTATAATAATTTAACTGGTGTCACTACAATCACTACAGCAACACCACACCTCTTACAAGTTGGAAAGGGTGTTGTTCTGACAGGTATTGCATTCACTTGTGGTCTTGATAATGGTAGTTCTACTCACACATATCCAAGAACAACTGATCCTGCATATTGTGGAGTTTCAGTTATTGAAATTGTTAATTCCACAAAATTTGTTGTTAACACTGGTCCATCAACAGTTCCAACATTTTATCAAAGTGGTGGAACAATTCAAGGTGCAATTATTGATGCTCCAAGGAAAAAGAATAAGTCTGCTACCGGAAATGATTTTGCATCTGGTGGATCTTCTGTATTAGCAGTTCTTTCACCCACATCATTTGTGGTTAATACTGGAGTCTCAACATGTCCTCACTTCTATAATAGATGTGGTAAAGTTAATAGGCCACTGTCTCTGTTTATTGACGATCCTTTAGCATATACAAATATTCCTATTAGTTATGTTGGTGCAGCAAATTCTGGATTGAATGGAACAGTTGATATTGTTGTTGGTAATGGTTCTAGTATAGTTGATTTCTCTATCAATAATAAGGGTATTGGGTATAAAGAAGGTGAAGTTCTTACAATTTCAACTGGTGGTCTTACTGGAATCCCTACAACAGGAACAACTAGCAACTTCAGAAACTTTGAGTTGACAGTTCAAAAAGTATTCTCTGATGAGTTTACCGGATGGAGTGTTGGTGTTATCCAACCACTTGATGACCCATCATTTCTGTTTGATGGGGTAACTAGAGCATTTAATCTTTCCCTTGCAGGCAGTCAAATTTCTATTAGATCTCCAAGAGGATCTAAGGTTGATGTTGAAAAAGTTCTTATTGTCACTATTAATGATATTCTTCAAGAACCAGGTAAAGGTTATGAATTCCCAGGTGGTAGTGTAATAAAATTTGCAGAACCACCAAAACCAGGTGATAGTTGTAAGATTCTTTTCTATAAAGGAACCGGAGATGACACTGATGTTATCTTTAGAGAGGTTATTGAAACTGTTAAAACAGGTGATACATTAACTCTTGGATATGATAGATCTTCTGGACAACCTTCTACTTTACAAGAAGAACCAAGGACAGTAAACAACATCAATTCCACAGACCAAGTTCAAACTTTTGCATACTTTGGTCCAGGAAACACTGAAGATGAAACTCTGTCAAGAAGAGTTAAGTGGTGCAGACAAACTGAAGATAAGATTATTAATGAAAAGCGTGTGGGAAAAGATAGAGAACTCTATGAACCACAAATTCATCCATATGCATATATTACTAAGTCAGTTGGTATTGGATCTACAACAATCTATGTTGACAGATTAAGACCTTTCTTTAATGCAAGGAATGAAAATGATACTGCCCTAACTTTCCAGAATAAATTTAAATTTGCAACTCAGACTGTGACTTCTGGAGCAGCAGCTACTGCTGTTGTAAGTGATACTGGGACCATCGCATCTATCGTCATATCTGATGGTGGTGTTGGATATAGCACCGCTACAGTTACTGTTGGATCTCCCTCTGTTGGATTTGTAACAGCAACAGCAAATCCAGTAATTGGTGTAGGAGAAACAATTTCTTCTATCACGATTACAAATGCTGGAACTGGATATACAAATACAAATCCACCTGTCGTTCTCATAAGTGAACCAAGTTATAGTGAAGAAGAGAACTTGGCTGGAGATTATGCTGGTGACTCCGGAATAATTGTTGGATTTGGAACAACTACAACCAGTGGACTCACTACACAATTTGTGTTTGATCTACACATCCCATTTGAGTCTAAATTGAGAGATGAATCTATAGTTGGAACAGCAGTAACCCTAAGTGGACTGGAACAAGGAGATTTCTTCATTGTTTCAAATTCTAATGTTGGATCTGCAACAACATCAATTACATCACTTAATCAATCTGGTGGAACTGCAGGTGTTGGTAAATCCTTTGTTGATAATGTTTATGTTGTTGCTCACTCAGAGAACATCATCAGAACAATTCGCTTGGATGCTGCTGGTGTTGGAATTGGAACAACTGTTTGTAGGAGAGTATTTACTAATGTAACTCAACCAAGATTTAATACTAGTGGTATTGGAACCCAATCTACATCAACCGTCTCTGGTTATGGTGACTATAGTTGGGGCAAAATTACAATTGCATCAAGATCAGGATTAAATACTTACACTGCATATACTGAAAATGGCATTCTTGGACTTACTACATCAACAAGAGTAGAGAGATCTACTCCATTGAAATTCAAGAACTACGTTACTTGATGTTTGATAAATAAAAAAAACTCCGTTTAACTGGCACAAAATGGCTGCAATTATAACTGATCAAATTAGAATTTTGAATGCGAAAAATTTTGTATCTGGAGTTAGTTCCAGTTCTAATGCATATTATTCGTTTATTGGATTACCCAATCCATCAGATTATCAAAGTGATTGGGATTCATCTCCTCCTGCACCAAAAGATAATTTCTCCGAAGAGAATGATTATTGGGACACAATGATCGCTGTGAAAAAAATTAATTCCTCTGATGTTAGACAAGTAATTCAAAAGAGAACTTGGACATCAGGTACAACTTTTGATATGTATCGTCATGATTATAGTGTTACCAATACTGCATCCGTGTCAGGTGCTACTAATTTATATTCAGCATCTTATTATGTACTGAATAGTGATTTCAGAGTTTATATTTGCCTACAAAATGGAACTAATCCCGACAATCCCAATGGAAGACCATCTCTAGATGAACCGACGTTTACTGATCTAGAACCAAGATCTGCTGGATCCAGCGGTGATGGTTATATTTGGAAATATTTGTACACTATTAAAGCAAATGAAGTTGTCAAGTTTGAATCTACAGATTTCATGCCAGTTCCTGCTAATTGGGGATCAAGTGGTGATAATGCACCTGTAAGAGATAATGCTGTAGATGGTTCTATTAAAATTGTAACTGTGACCAATGCCGGAGTTGGTATTGGAACTGCTAACTCAACATATACTAGAGTTCCTATTGAAGGTGATGGATCAGGAGCAGAATGCACAATAACAGTTGGAGCAGACGCTAAAGTTAGTGGTGTTACCATTTCTAACCAAGGATCTAATTATACTTTTGGAAATGTAAACTTAATAGGTGGAAATGTTCCCACAGGAACTACTATTCCAGAATTTAATGTTATCATATCTCCTCAAGGTGGTCATGGAAAAGACATTTATAGAGAGTTGGGTGCATACAATGTTTTATTGTATTCTAGAATTGAAAATGATAACGAAAATCCTGATTTTATTACAGGAAACCAAATTGCAAGAGTAGGTGTTATTGAAAATCCAGAAGTTTCAACTGGAAATGTATTAACCTCTGATAAAGCAAGTGTCCTTAGTGCCATCAAGTTGACCGGAATTGGATATAGTTCTGCTCTTTTTGATGCTGATTCAACATTTACTCAAACTGTTGCGACAGCATCAACTGCTGTTGGTAGAGTTGTTAGTTACAATCAAACAACTGGTGTTCTTAAGTATTGGCAGGATAGAACTTCTTTTGGGTTTACATCTGCTGGAGTTGGGATTACAAACCCAACATATGGATTTAATGTAGTTGAATTTACCTCTTCTCCAGATACTGGAGGAAATATTCAAATTACACCTTCAACTGGATCTGTTTTGGAGATTGACTCAAACTTTACTGGTATCACAACCGTAATAAATAATCGTACATATTATCTTGGTCAGTCATTTACGAGTGGAATTGCAGGTCCTGAAGTTAAAAAACATGCAGGAAATATTATTTACGTTGATAACAGACCTTCAATTACTAGATCATCTAACCAAAAAGAAGATATCAAAATTATTTTGCAGTTCTAAAGAATTATGCCACAGCAAACGAACCTTAATGTAGCACCATATTTTGATGACTTCGATCCGGTAGATGACTACCATAAGGTGTTATTTAAACCTGGATATCCAGTTCAGGCAAGAGAATTAACTACTTTACAATCAATTCTTCAAAATCAGATTGAAAAATTTGGTCAGCATTTTTTTAAAGAGGGTGCAAAAGTAATTCCTGGTAACACCGGATATACTCAATTATATTATTGCATTCAATTACAAAATACGTATCTTGGAGTTCCGGTAGCAGCATATGCTGAACAATTAGTTGGAACTAAAATTATTGGAGAGTCTTCTGGTGTAAGTGCTGTTGTAGATAAAGTTCTTTTACCAGAAGATTCTGAGAGAGGAAATCTTACTCTATACATTAATTATTTAAATTCTAGTACCACAAATAATGAAACTCAAACTTTCTCTGATGGTGAAAATTTAACATGCAATCAGATTATTTCTTCTGGTCTTCTTGGGAATACTAGTATTGCTATTGGAGCTCCTTTTGCAACAACAATTCCAGACGAGGCATCTGCTACTGGATCTGCTTTCCAAATTCAAGAAGGAGTGTATTTTGTTCATGGTCATTTTGTTAATGTTAATACAGAAACTTTAATTCTTGATCAGTATGGGAATACACCTAATTATAGAGTTGGTCTATTCGTAAACGAAGAAATTATAAATGCTGATGAAGACGACACACTAAATGATAATTCTCAAGGATTTAATAACTATTCGGCACCAGGTGCAGATAGACTTAAGATTTCTGTAAGTCTATTTAAAAAATCATTAACTGACTATAATGATGATCAATTTATTGAGTTAGCTATCATTGAATCGGGAAATATTAAATCCCAAACCAAAAGAGGAGATCTTGGTGGTGGAGCAGGATATAAAGATTGGACAGATATTCTTGCAAGTAGAACATATGCAGAATCTGGCGATTATTATGTAAAGGCATTTGATTTATCTGTACACGAATCACTTAATAATGGAGTTGGAAATAGGGGAATATATAACGCAGGTCAATTAACTTTTGGAGGACAAACTCCAACTGATGACCTAATGCTGTATAAATTCTCTCCAGGTAGAGCATTTATACGAGGTTATGATATTGATATTACTAGTGTAACTTTTATTGATGTTCCCAAACCAAGAACAACCGCAACTATTGAAGATCAATCAATAATTTACAATACTGGTCCAACATTAAGAGTCAATAGAACTTGGAGATCACCAAACGTTGGAGTTGGTAATACATATATTCTTAGTTTGAGAGACCAGAGGGTAGGTCTTGCTACAGATGGAACCGGTGGAACACCAGATCCTGCAGGTAGAGAGATTGGTGTTGCCAGAGTATATGATTATAGATTAGAGTCTGGATCTTATGATACATCCAATGGAACTCTTAATGAGTGGAATCTTTCCCTGTTTGATGTTCAAACTACAGTAGATTTGGTTCTCAATCAAGCAACTACACTTTCAGTCCCTACTTTTGTTAAAGGTAATAGAAGTGGCGCAACTGCATTTATTAAAGATGCTGTTTCAAACTCAAATGCAGTATCACTTTATGAGGTTGAGGGTGACTTTATTCCTAATGAAAGTTTGATATTTAATGGGATTAATGATGGTAGAATTGCTACAGCAGTAACTGCTTATAATTTATCCGATGTAAAATCTGTCTATGGAAGTAATAATAGATTAGTTGGAATCAATACCTTTGCTGCCGACGTTGTTCAAACCCCAACAATCGCAGTTGGAGTAGCAACAATTACTAAAGCTTCTGGTGGAGTTAGCACTGTAAGAAGCACTAGTGATGCTCTTCCGGGATTATTTAAGGTTGGAAATCTTGTAGAATATACAAATCCATCAGCAACGATCACCGATCCCACTATGGGAAGAGTTACGAGTGTTGATACTGATTCTATTCAAATTGCTGAGGTTACTCCTGTTCCAGGAATTGTTAGAGGATCTCTTCCCACTAGCTCAGTTGATGTTAATGATTTTAGATTAGTAACTACAAAACTTGATCCTTCTTCTGATAGCACCCTCTACACCAGACTGCCAAGAACTGATATTGAATCTGTAGACTTTACTAATGCAAGTTTAACAATAAGAAAAGTTCTGAGTGTTGATATTGCTAGTGGTCAACTTTCTTCTAATATATCTGCAGAACCAAATGAAACATTTTTACCCTTTGATGAAGAAAGATATGCCCTGATTAGATCAGATGGAACAACTGAAGCATTATCCGCCGATAAACTCACTATTGCTAGTGGTGGAACAGCACTGAATATCTTTGGTCTTGGATCTGATGATACTGGTGCCTCTTTGATTGTATCGTTGAGAAAAGTCAAACCCACATCAAAAGTTAAAATTAAGAATAGAGTTAAATCAATAATTGTTGACAAATCAAATAATGCAGCTTCTGGTATTGGTTCAACAACTTTAAATGATGGTCTGGTATATGGTAATGGAAATTATCCTTATGGAACCAGAGTTCAGGATGCTACTATTTCTCTGAATGTTCCAGATGTTATTGATGTTCATGGTGTTTTTGAGTCTGCTGACACTAATAATGCCGCAGCACCAAAAATTTCTCTAATTAATATCAATAGTACCTCTACCACAACAGGAGAACTGATAGTTGGAGAATCTTTTATTGGACAAACATCTGGAGCAAATGGCATTATCGCAGAAACCTTAACATCTGCACAGATTTCATACATATCCAAAAACGATAGTAAATTTATTGAGGGAGAGACCATAATCTTCCAAGAGACCGGAATTCAGGCCATCGTGTCTGTTCTTACATCTGATAGTTTTGATATCTCTGAAAACTATAAATTTAGAACTGGTCAGGAAGATACTTTCTATGATCAAGGAAGAATTATAAGAAAGGAGAATAAGTCTGCTCCTGCTAAGAAACTGAAGATTTATTATAAGAGTGCATCTTTTGATTCGACAGATAATGGAGATCTTACCACTGTAGAATCATATAAAAACTTTAATTATGGAACAGAAATTAAGGGTATTAATGGAGACGCTAATACTGATATAATTGATATTAGACCAAGAGTCTCAGAATACACCGTTACTGAGGGATCTAGATCTCCTCTTGAGTTTTTTGGAAGATCATTTAATGGTGATGGAAATTCTGCGGCAAATGCATTAGCATCTGATGAATCAATTTTAACAACATTCACCCATTATCTTGGAAGAATTGATAGAGTTTTCTTGGACAAAAAAGGCAAGTTCCAAATTTTATATGGAACACCATCAGAACTTCCACAACCTCCAAACCCAATTGATGATGCTTTAGAGGTTGCTACAGTCGCACTACCCCCATATCTCTACAATGTCAGTCAGGCATCTTTAAAGTTCCTGGAGCACAAGAGATATCAAATGAAAGATATCAAAAAACTTGATAACAGAATTTCAAGTCTTGAGTATTATACCTCCTTAAATCTACTTGAGGCAAATACAGCAAATCTTTTTGTCCCTGATGGCGAAGGATTGAATAGATTTAAATCTGGTTTCTTTGTTGACAATTTTACTGCATTTAATGCTCAAGAAACAAGTACATCTGTTAATAATAGCATTGATAGAGCGCATAAAGAATTAAGACCAAGGCATTATACAAACTCTATTGATCTGATTTTTGGACCAGTTATAAATGTAGATCCAACAGCAGACCTCAATTTTTCAACTATTGAGGGAAACAATATAAGAAAAGCAAATGATGTTATTACTCTTGATTATAGTGAAGTTGAATATATCAATCAACCATTTGCAACCAGAACAGAAAGCGTTACTCCATTCCTAATTAGTTTCTGGCAGGGAACTATGGAATTAAATCCTGCATCTGATACTTGGGTAGACACTGTAAGAATTGAACCCAAGGTTATTGACGTTGAAGGTGATTATGCTGCTCAAGTTGCACTTCTTGAGAGAACAGAAAACTTTGACCCACAAAGAGGATTTGCTCCTGTTATTTGGAATTCTTGGGAGACTAATTGGACTGGATTTGAATTCAATGACACAACCACAAGAAGAACAACAACCACTACCGGTGGCACAAGAGGTGTTGGTGGTTGGATTAATGGTGGTAGTGGCGTTGCAAGATTGGTCAGAGATACAACTACAACAACTATTGAGGACACTGTTAGGGAAACAATACGAACCGACCAACAATCAAGGACTGGTTCTCAGTTATTTGTTCATGAACAGTTTGATCGTGAATCTGTAGGAGACAGAACTGTAAGTAGAGATCTCATTCCTTTCATGAGGTCAAGAAATGTTGAATTTGTTTCTAAGAGAATGAAACCTCTTACAAGAATGCATGCATTCTTTGATGGGGAACAAGTTGACAAGTACTGTGTTCCGAAACTTCTTGAAATTTCCATGTCATCTGGAACATTCCAAATTGGTGAAACCGTTATTGGTAGAATGTCCAGACCAGGACTTGCACCTGCTGCAAGAAGATTAGTTGGAGAGGAAGCAAGAATTACATTTAGAGTTGCTCAATCAAATCACAGAGAAGGTGAATATAATGCACCTGATCAAGTGTTTAGAGAAAGTCCTTATGATGGAACATCTCTATCTGCAGTATATTCGGCAACATCAACAATCTTGAATATTGATACGTTCTCATTATCAAATGAAGCTCAGGGTGAATATTCCGGTGTTATTGCTGAAGGAATGATCCTAAAAGGTTCTACAAGTGGTGCAGAGGCAGTCATAACAGGACATAGACTTGTATCCGATTTGGCTGCAAATCTAACAGGTAGTTTCTTCATTCCAAACCCCAACTCAGTTAATCACCCAAGATTTGAAACTGGAACTAAAACATTTACCCTCACTAATGATGAGGACAACGATCCAGATGTAGCGACAACGATTGCCGAAGAAGCATTTGCTGCCTCGGGAACACTTGAAACAGTTCAGGAAAATATCATCTCAGTTAGAAATGCTAGAATTGAAAGAAGACAAGAATTCCAAGAAAGAAATGTAAATACGAATCTTGGAACTCAGGTTGTTGGATCACAAGTTGTTGGACAAACAACTAGAGAGACTACTATTGGTTGGTATGACCCTCTTGCACAATCATTCTTAGTTGAGGAAGAGTCTGGTGTATTCGTCACTAAGTGTGATGTTTACTTTAGAACAAAAGATGACATGGATATTCCTGTGGTCTTCCAACTTAGAACTATGCAGAATGGTTTCCCAACACAAAAAATTCTCCCATTCTCTGAGATTGTTATTGATCCAGCAGACATTGAAACATCTGATGATGGATCGGTGGCAACAACAGTTGAGTTTAAAGCTCCAGTATTCTTGGAAGGTGGATTAGAATATGCAATTGCTCTTGCATCTAACTCTACAAAATATAGTGTTTATATTTCTAGGATTGGTGAGAATGATCTTTTAACTGATGCGTTTATCTCAAATCAACCATATCTTGGATCATTATTTAAGTCTCAAAATGCTTCTACATGGGAAGCAAGTCAATGGGAAGATCTTAAATTTGTTATGTATAGAGCAGACTTCCTTGAGTCTGGTACTATTGATTTCTACAGTCCAGAACTGTCTGATGGCAATAGACAAATACCCGTGCTTCAACCCGATTCTCTTGAGGTTTCTTCTAGAACCATTAGAGTAGGACTTGGAACTACTGTACAGGATTCTGGATATCAAATTGGCAATACTTTCTTCCAAGGAGCAAGTCATACCAATAAAACAAATGCCACAGGTGTTCTGATTGGTGTTGCTGGCACTATTCCTAGAACAGCATTGTCAATTTCTAATGCAGGTATTGGTTTAACCCCAACTGATGGATCTACTACATTTACTGGCGTTAATCTTGTAACACTAACTGGAAATGGCAGAGGTGCTCAAGCAACTGTTGCGGTTACTAATGGTCAAGTTACTTCAGCAACTATCACTGGATCTGGTGGTAATGGATATCAAACTGGAGATGTTGTTGGAATTGATACTATTGGTGCTGCATCGGTAGGTAAAAATGTAAGACTTACCGTTTCAGGTATTGGTAAAACTAGTGAACTAATTCTTGACAATGTTCAAGGAGACTTTACTGTAGGTGGTCCACAATTAAATTATTTTAATAGCGTAGGTATTGCTCAAACTCTGAACAACAATTTACCTGCTGCACCTGGTGGAAATGTTCAAATTGCTTCAATCAATGAAGTTACTAATGGACTTCATATTAAGGTGAACCATCAAAATCATGGAATGTATTTCCCAGATAATAGAGTAATTATTTCCGGAGTTCTTCCGGATGTTAAACCAACCAAATTAACTGCGGCATATTCTTCTAATTCCACATCAGGTCTTTCCGTTGAAAGTGCAACATCATTTTCTAACTTTGAAAATGTCAGTGTTGGATCTACGAATAGAGGATACCTCTTGATTGGAGAAGAAGTTATTGAATACAGTAGTGTAGATGGAAACACTATTGGGGGAAGTATTTCTAGAGGAAGTAATCCTATTACTTATCCCACCGGAACTCCTGTTTACAAATATGAACTTGGTGGAGTTTGCCTCCATAGAATTAATAAAACTCATAATTTAAATGATGTTTCTATTGGAAGTTCAATTACCTTTGATTCATATAATATTAAACTTGATATGTCTGAGAAGTTTAATTCTAACAATGATGATAGAAGTGAAGATGCACTTGGATTCCCTAAACTCTTTATGGGTATTACTGGATCTACTGGAGGACCAAATATTAAGGCAACTCAAAACATGCCATTTGAAATCATCACTCCAATAATACAAAATGTAACCACACGAGGAACTAATATTAGTGCAGAAGTTAGAACTGTAACTGGGCAAAGTTTAAGTGGTAATGAGATTGCTTATCTTGATGCTGGATTTGAACCAATTGTTCCAAATACGCCAAATTATCTTAGCAGTACAAGATTAATTTGTTCTAAGGTTAATGAAGATGCTAAGTTAACAAACATTGAAGGTGCAAAATCTTTGCAAATGAGAGTTAATATGGTAACCACAGATTCCCATATTTCTCCGGTACTTGACGGTCAAAGAGTTAGTACTATCCTTTCCTCTAATAGAGTTGATAATCAAATTACCGATATTGCAAATGATTCTAGAGTTAAAGGAATCTTGACAGATCCAACTGCTTGCCAGTATATTTCTAAAGAAATTAAGTTAGAAAATCCAGCAACTTCACTGAAAGTTATTTTTGATGCTCATATCAATGACTTCTGTGATGTTAGAGTATTATATGCTATTAGTAATAAAGATGGATTTGATCCAATCTTTATTCCTTTCCCAGGATATAAGAATCTAAATTCTAGAGGTCAAATTATTGATATTGCAAATAATAATGGTGAATCGGATTCATTTGTATCTAAGACTCCTACATATGGATTTGATAGTGGTTCTATTGAATTTAAAGAACACACATTTAGTATTGATGAACTACCCTCATTTAAAGTTTATAGAGTCAAAATTCTATTGACAGGTACAAATCAAACATATGTACCAAGAGCCAGAAACCTGAGAGTCATTGCCCTAGCATAATGCATAAAGTAAAAGATTATGTGGATCTCGTAAGAGATCCGCATACAGGTGCCATTTTAAATCTAAACTCTTTAGATCATGAAAAATATGTTGAGAGACGTAAAGTGAAAAATAAAGAGCATCAAAAGGTACAGACTATTGAGGAAGAAGTTGCTAACCTTAAAGAGGATATCACAGAAATCAAATCACTATTAAAGGAGTTAATCAATGGATCCAAATAATATAACATTAAATAATCTAACTAAAAGTTTTGAATACACTAAGTTAGCAGGAGAAATAGATAGTTGTGACGATGTTGAGCGAATTAAAAATATTGCTAAGTGTTTTTGCAAACTTTATTATAAACAACAGGAAACAATGTCAGCAATAGGTATTCCAAATGGCAACTAAAAACGTAACCTTTGATCCTGATGCTGATGTACCAAGAGGTGTAAATCTAACCATGTATGGTGGTTCAGATTTTGAAGTTAATTTTGTTGTCAATACGACATCAAATGCTGCGTTTGATTTAACAAATTATAGTGGATCTGCTGCTATGTCTAAAAGTGTGGCGATTGGAGCTACTCTTGGTATCACATCATCATTCACTGTTGGATTTACCAGTGCGTATGATGGAAAGTTTAAAATATCCTTAGGTGCTGTCAATACAAGAGCAACATCAGAAGGAAGATATGTTTATGATATTTTACTTAAACATGAAGTTGGTGGAGGATCAACTGTGCATCCTTTAATATCTGGTAACATATTAGTTGTTAATCCGGTTTCATCCGCACCATAAATATAGTTGAGGAATTAGTGTATACATGGCTCAACCAGCAAGTAGGTCGGACCTAATAAATTACTGCAAAAGGCAACTGGGAGCACCAGTTTTAGAAATCAACGTTGCTGATGAGCAAATTGATGATCTAATAGATGATGCTTTGCAATACTTTCATGAAAGACATTTTGATGGTGTTGTTCAAACATATTTAAAGTATAAAATCACACAGGGAGATGTTGATAGGGGACGAGGAAGAGGAGGGAGCAATCCTGTAGGACTAGTTACTACAACCGCATCTTCAACTATAGATGGTTCATCTGTAACTTTTTCTTTTGAGGAAAATAGTAATTACGTACAAGTTCCTCCACAAGTTATTGGAATAAACAAAATATTTAGATATGACGGGTCACAAACAGTGACTAATAATATGTTCAGTGTAAAATATCAAATGTTCTTGAATGACATTTATAATTTTAGTTCTACTGAAATATTATCATATGCAATGACAAAAAGATATCTTGAAGATATGGACTTTGCATTAAATACAGAGAAGCAGATAAGATTTAATCAAAGACAGGATAGACTTTACTTAGATGTTGATTGGGGAGAAGTATCTAAGGATGATTATCTTATCCTTGATTGTTATAGACTTTTAGATCCAAATGATTTTAGCAGAGTTTGGAATGATTCATTTCTTAAGAGATATGTAACTCAACTTATCAAAAGACAGTGGGGACAAAACCTCCTGAAGTTCCAAGGAGTAAAACTTCCAGGTGGTATAGAATTAAATGGTAGACAAATATACGATGATGCTCAAAAAGAACTTGATGCAATCAGAGAAGTTATGTCTAACACTTATGAACTTCCTCCATTAGACATGATTGGTTAATCGTATGCTTAATCCATATTTTCAGCAAGGGGCCGGATCTGAGCAAAATTTAATTCAAGACCTTATCAATGAGCAGTTGAGGATGTATGGTATTGAGGTACATTATCTTCCAAGAAAATATTTGACCGAAAAAACAATTATTAGAGAAGTAATACAATCTAAATTTGACGATGCATATCCAATAGAAGCGTATATTGACAATTTTGAGGGATACAATGATAATACTACAATATTATCAAAGTTTGGTATACAACAAGAGCAAGAATTAAATTTAATTATTTCAAAGGAAAGATTTGAAAATTATATCTCTCCTTTAATAAAGAATGAGCAGAATATAAAATTATCTACAAGACCAAAAGAAGGAGATTTAATTTATTTCCCTCTTGGTGATAGACTTTTTGAGATTAAATTTGTTGAACATGAAAAACCATTTTATCAACTACAAAAGAACTATGTTTATGAGTTGAGATGTGAACTCTTTAGATATGAAAATGAGGTTATTGACACCGGTATAGAAGATATTGATGATATTTTAACTGGTGGCGATAGTGATGGTCTGATTGATGGAAGTGATGGACTTAGTAGTATTATCGGAAGTACTCAAACTCTCACCCTTGTTGGAAATGGTGTAACAGCAACAGCAGTTGCTGGAATTATCACTGAGGGTGGCATTCGCACAATTACGATGACAAACAGAGGTGGAGGATACACATCTGTACCAAGAGTTGCAATATCATCTGCTCCAACAGGAGGGATTACTGGTATTGCATCTGCAGTTATGATTGGTGGAATAAACGTATGCAATCAAAGTGCCAATCCGAGAGCAAGATCTGTTCAGAATGCTGATATTGTAAATCCGGGATCTGGATATACAATTGCCCCTGGAGTTCAGTTTATTGGTGGTGGAGGTGCTGGTGCAGCTGCAACAGCGACAGTCGCTGATGGTATTGTAGGAATAATAACGATCACTGCCGGTGGATCTGGATATGTCACATCACCAACAATTACATTCAGCAATGAAGTATTCTTGACTGGTGTAAGTACTGCAGGTGCTGCTGCAACAGCAGTTGTCAGTGCTGCAGGCACTATCAGTGCTATTCGCTTTATTAATGCTGGATTGGGATATAGCACCGCTCCTACGATTACGATCGCGGATGCAAATTCGAGTTCTACTGGTGAGTTTGTATTTAACGAGATTGTAACAGGATCTAGTAGTGGGGCAACAGGTAGAGTCAGAGTTTGGAACACCGAAACTAATGTTCTTGAGGTAGCAAACGTCACAGGAACATTTACTCTTGAAGAGAATATTGTTGGATCTACCTCAGGTGCAACACATCAACTTAGAAAAGTTGATGTTAATCCGAGCGATGATGGATTCTCAGATAATGTTAATATAGAAACCGAGGCAGATTTGATTATAGATTTCAACGAACATAACCCATTCGGAATGCCCTAAATAATACCACTCTCAGTATATTGCAATTCTATAAGGACACACGATGTTTGAATATTTTTATAACGAAATTTTGAGGAGAACTATTGTATCATTTGGTACTCTTTTTAATTCAATAACTATCAAACAAACTAATTCTTCTGATAATGTGATCAACACTATCAGGGTTCCTTTGTCTTATGGTCCAACTCAAAAGTTTCTTGCAAGAATTGAACAGCAAGCAGACCTGAATAAATCAACTTCAATAACATTACCCAGATTATCATTTGAGTTTACTGGACTGACATATGATCCTACAAGAAAGGTAACAACCACACAACAATATACAGTAAAAGACCCAGATGATGGATCTGAGTCTAAAAAAATATACATGCCAGTTCCATATAATATGCAATTTGAACTGAGTATTATGACAAAATTAAATGATGATGCTCTTCAAATTGTAGAACAAATTTTACCATACTTCCAACCAGCATATAATTTAACTGTCGAGTTAGTAGAGTCAATACAAGAAAAACGTGATATTCCAATAATCCTTGAGAATATCACCATGCAAGATGATTATGATGGAGATTTCACAACAAGAAGAGTTCTTCTTTATACCTTAAGATTTACTGCTAAAACATATCTGTTCGGTCCTGCTACCTCTGCAACCAAGGATATTATCAAGAGATCTACCATCAGTTATCTTACTGGAACAGATGTATCAAATACAACAAGAGAACTTAGTTACTCTTCAGTTCCAAGAGCAACTAAGAACTATACAGGAGATGCTGCTACCACTGTATCTGAGGATATTGCTAAGACTAGTAAAATAATTGAAGTTGAGAGTATAAGTGGTCTGACTGCCAAATCTTATATTGCTATTGATGATGAAGAACTATTCATTAAATCCATCACTGGCAATAAACTCACCGTCTTGCGAGCACAAGATAAGACAACTGCAACTGAACATCTTAGAGGAGCAGAGGTACATGTTATCAGTGCTGCCGATAATGCCTTGATTGCAGAAGGTGATGACTTTGGATTTAGTGGAACAATAACATGACAAACAAATTTGATAGTTTAAATAATGAATTCAATGTTAAAGGAGACATTGTGCAATCTGAAGTTGTTAGTGCTAAGATTGAAAAAGTAAAAGAAACCTCAGATGATATTAAAAAAGATTATGATTATACGCGAGGTAATCTTTATAGTATAATCGAGAAGGGGCAAGAAGCAATAAATGGTATTTTGGAACTTGCACAAGAAAGTGAAATGCCTAGAGCATATGAAGTTGCAGGTCAATTAATTAAAAACGTTGCTGATGCCACAGATAAATTAATGGATCTTCAGAAAAAACTGAAGGATGTTGAAGAAGAAAAACAATCTCGCGGGCCCTCTACTGTTAATAATGCACTCTTCGTTGGATCTACTGCAGAACTTGCGAAGATGCTAAAACAGGGGGTAAAAGAAGAGAATAAATAATAGAGACGGAGTTATATTAAACGTGGCATTAAAGAAGCCTTCAGATTTTTTTGGTAAGAATAAAAACGATTTTGATAAAATCAAAGATACTGTTTCTGCGGAAAAAATTGAAACGGTATCCGAAGCTTTTAGTGCTTTCAAAACAAACCTAAATCATATTCAATCAATATCAGATTTCTCAGATACGGTTGAGAACTTTAAGGAAAATATTGATAGAGTTGAGAGTATTTCCAAAGAAATCTCAGAAGTAAAAGAGGATATTAGGGGACTGATTAGTAAAGAGGATTTAAATGAGGCAATGGTTGCCCATCTTCTCTTTGTTGAAGAATCCATCAAAAAAATTGAAGGAAGAATAAAGAGTGTTAATGGCGATACCATTGATAAAATAAAAGAGGATTTTACAAACCTTTCCCGGACTGTAGAAAATTTTGTAGATGTTGATATTCCAAGTTATAAGAAATTAGTATCAGAATCTGAAATTAGATTTGATACTAGATTTTCAAATTTTAAGGGTCTGGTAGAAGAAGACCTTGATGGTATTAGAGAAGATGTTAATAGAGAAGTAAACAGTGCCTTAGCAGATGTTGAGACAGTTAATGAAAATATACTATCAGAATTAAAGAAAGATTTAAAGCGGACAACAAAAGATGTCAATGAGACTGTAAGCAATCTTGTTAATGAAGAGTTTCCAAAATACAAAAAACTTTTTGCAGAAACAGAATTAAAAACTGAACAAAGAGTTTCGGCTTATGATGATGCAATTGATAAATTAAACTTAATGGTGAAAGAATTCACCGAAAATGAAATTCCAAAGTATAGCAATCTATTAGTAGAAACTAAACTTAAATCCGAAAAAGAAGTAAAGCAATTAGAAAAAAATGTATTAGAAGAAGTTGAGTTTATCAAAGAAAAAATTGAACTTTTGTCCAATGACGTTACAGAAAAAACCTCTGATATTGATTCATTAGTTGAATCGAAGGTTCAGGAATTGCAATCTACTATTGATGATTCTAAACAAAAAATAGGAGAGATATCTAATGTATATACTTCTCTCTACAAAGATTTTAAAAATAGAGA